TCTTTAGCCTCTGCGCCAAGACCCTCCTCAGTATCAGCAAGTCGGCCAGTGTTCTCGATAATGATCTTCTCACTATCAGCGAGAACAGCGGGGTTGCGGTAGTTAAACTGGGCGTTGTCCATAGCGCTGCTCACCACACTAGCTATGTTCTTCTTAGTGACCTCTACCCGCTGAGTGCGCTCGTGCGAGGACAACGTCTGAAACACCGACGCTTTTTGCCGAGCGATATAATTCTTCTGGGCCAGCTTGCCGCTCTCCGTGGATGGCTCGGGCAGCGTCTTCGCCCAGTCGTCGAGCTGCTTCATGGCATCGTCGGTAACGCCTACAGCCTTCTCGCCCTTTCGGGTGAGGAGGCCGTCTACTGGGTTGTGGACCAAATTGTTCGAAAAGCTGAGAGCCTCAGTCTGGGTCTTCAGAAGATTGTCGCTGTCGTCTTGCTTTGCCATATCCCGAAGCTGGGTGGCAGCGTTATTCAGGCCCTCGGATGCCTGCTGCAGGGCGCGGCCCTGCGCCGCGCCGAACATGTCTGCGGATGTCTGCAGGCTCTGAAACGGCTGAGCGACAGCGCGGCTCTGAACGGAGCCGACCTCTTGGCCTGGAAGTGCTGGGGTTGGTATGCGAGCCATGTTAAATCGTCCTAACCATTAGGAGGCTTAAACCACCCGGCTTCTTTGCCGGCGGCGTACACCTTCCCGGCGCTACTCAACAGACTACCGGCAGCGGCAAGGCCCGGGGATTGAGCAGAAGCCTGAAGGCCAAACAAGCCGGCCTGGGCTTGATAATTTGATCCTTGTATCTCAGCCACTCTGGCCTCTTGTTCATAATTATCTCTAATTTTCAATATATCATATTCGCCAATTTCAGCGATATCCTGCAAAAGAAGGCTTGCAGTGGCGTCTTCCGTATCATCAACAAGCAAACCATTGGCCGCAAGGCGCGCCCTAGCGGCACCCTTAGTAGCGGCAAGCCTCTCGCGCTGCTCGTCCTCCGCCACCTCGGCTTGCTGCCGAATGCGGTCGGCGTTCTGCTGCGCGATGATAGCGTTATTCTGGGCTACCTGCTGTTGATACCGTGCCTGTGATTTTGCAGCTTGAGATTGCTGGTATGCGCCAATGGCGCCAACGCCGGCCATTATATTACCCTCTTTGAGTAGACCCGCTCGACAGCGGAGTACCCCATGCGCTCGAATACCTTACCGATATCAAAGTGCAGCTTAATTTTGTTAAATATCTGGGTGACCCCGGCCTCCTTGAGGGCAGCCTCAGCGTAGCGAAATAACTTTAGCCCGGTCATGCCCTTGCGGTACTCCGGGGCCAGCCAAAAGATGTCTGCGTCGGCGAACAGCTCGCTCGCGTAATGCAAAGAAGGGGCAACAATATAGACAGCATAGCCCACCAGCTTGCCGTCTTCTCTGGCAGTGATGACCTTGAGTTTACCGTCATCGAACAGGTTCTTGTAGATGTCCCATACCGGGGACAGCGGGACTGCGTCCTTATTCAGAGCGATTTCTTCCCAGTGCTCGTGCAGCAACGGGGCTATCTCCTGAAGGACTACATAGAAGTTTTCTTCAACAAACTGCATCAGTTTCCCCCAACAATGGCGTCCGGGATAAGAGACAAGATCGTCAATGGCAAAGGGTCACGCTGTTGCACAATATATTTTCCGTCTTTGTTCCAATCTGGCGTCAGCGTAATATCTTTGTCACCCGTAATCAAAGCCGGCGGCTGCCCGTAAAGCGCCGGCAGCCCAAATTTTGCCTCGCGCATATTATCACGTTTCACACCGCTCCAGAAACCCAAAGACCTATCTAACCTGACCGTAAGCCTAGAGATTTTTTTAGCTTTTGATTGAACGGTTTCAGAGCTGGCGCTGCCGGCGTCAAGGCGGAGCGTTTCAATTTCACTCGTGTAGCGAAGCCCGGCGTGAACTCGACTTGCCGCAACAGCCAGGGTAATGGTGCCGTTTGAAACGGTTAAATCTTTCAAAACATATCCATTGGCCAGCGCAACGACATCTGTCCTGCCCTCAAGGTGCCATAAATTAGGAATTGTGGTTACAGCCTTCCGCACCTTGCCGCCGGATTTGTATACACCAAATGACGTGCCGTTTACATTTGTCCCATTGTTTTGTAGCTCAAAGGTAGTCGACGTCACGTTGGCGACAGTGTAGCCCGTCCCATTGATATTGGTATCAAGCGAGTACCCCTGGTTGGAAGAGGCGTCGACAACATACAGGTCACTAATGTCAATCGTGTCGCCGTTGCTAAATCCATGCGCCGCGCCGGTGGTCACAACAATTGGATTGGCGTTTGTAAATCCCGTAATGGCAATTGGATTGTCAATGGTTACGCCGCTATCAACAAAAAACGCATCCTGAATATCATTGTCAAAATCACGCTCGTGCATGCGCTCAATATACCTAACGCTCCTGCCGCCAATTGTGCGCTGAACGACAAAATACACGGCATCAACGTCGCCCTCTCTGACAACGGCGACATCTCTAAAGTCGCCATCGGTTGTGTGCCGGTGCCAGCCGTAAATTTCTTGCTCACGCAAATAAGTTTGGGCTATGCAAACGCCGTCGTCTCGAACGCACCACAAAATGGAATACGGGGCTGGGGCGAAGTCCCACGCGACAACCGTTCTGTCCTCAAATAGATGACGTGCCAATATGGAAATATCATTGCCAGCGTATGCGTCAGTTTCAAATTTATAGCCAAGGTCGCGCACCGTTTGCCCAGGCTGCATGAACAAGGCAACGTCACCAGCAACAATTGGCTTGAGGGAAGTCGACCCATAATAAGACTGCGGCTTAATTTGTATACCGCTTGGCGTCAGCACGTCATCTACGCCGGTGACCAGCCATTCGCCGCCAGACGTTAGAATAAGCAAATCATTGAGCGGAATGTAGTGGCGTATTTCATTAACCTGCAACGCGGCAATCGTTACGGTGATTGCATCATCGTCACGCGTCGGCGAGCTGACAGATAGATTGTAGAAATTGGCAGTTTGAGTAAACCAATTGCGCTGGGGGTATGTGTTGCTGTTACCAAAAATACGCCGCTGCTGAAAAAACCCGGCAGTGCTTGGAAAATTATTTGTCCCGACAAACGGGTTGCGCGTTTTGGGCGGGGTATCGGTGGTGTCTGGATCAATATTGTCGTCAGTGAAGCTGGTAGTTTCGGATTTTCCAATAAACCCGTAAAGGCCGTTGTCTCGACGATAGATGTTGTAGCTCTCAGCTCCGCTAACGGCAGTCCAAGAAACCGTGTTGTCTCTGGTCGTGTTAGAGTTGGTGACCTCAACAAACTGCAAGTTTGAAGATCCGCCAGAGCTGTATGCGGTAAATCCGGTGCTATCAATATTTGCCCCGGAGCTGTCTGTGAGTTCAAAGGTGTTCGTCGTTGTGTTGGCAACCTTGTAAACCTCGTTGTTGACCTCAGTCATGCCAACAACGCCTTGAATGTATATTTCATCGCCGTTGTCATATGGGTGCGACGAAATAGTGACCACGGCAGGATTTGCTTGAGTAATGTTGGTAATGGTTTGAGTAGTGTTATTTAATCCCCTCAAGCTCTCTTCAGCGGTTTCTCGACTAATTGCAGTGACAACATATCTGTCGGTTTCGCTGCCGACGCTGTTAACGGCAACAGAAATTCCCGTTGGAAACGCCTGCTCTGGCTGAAACACAATTTCATTCAGCGTCCAAGCATCGTTTGCCGTGCGCGTCAATTCTCTTGGTGCGTATGACGGATGCGTCAGCGTCATCACGTCTGCGCTCTGAACGTAATCAATGTCGCGCAGGTCTGAAGTGGCGTATGGGGTGGCCAGTTCAAAAATCAATGACGCCGTGCCACCTGATGTGTACGCGGTGTACCCGCTGCTATCGACATCTGTGCCGCTCTTGTCTTGTATCTCAAACGTATTGGTCGCCACGTTGGAGACAATAAATTGCCGACCGTCCAACTCATCCATGCCACCGACGCCGGAAATAAATATTTCATCCCCATTGGAAAATGTGTGGCCGGTGGCGGTAATGACGCACGGGTCGGCTTGAGTTGCGCCGCTAATAGCAAATTGGCTTGACGTGTCTACAACCAGCCCGCCGTCAACAATCACCCGAATATACTGATCACCAAATTCAAGAATGTAAGTTTCAATGGTATTAAACTCAAACGGCACAAGCCGCGTGTCTGCTGAACTATTTTTTACTTCGCAAACGTACTCAAGGCCCGGACGGTTTGACGCGCCGCCGGAAGTCTGAACCCACATGTTCTCCATCTTAGACAGAGAGCTGGCATATTTATTGATATCAACCCTGGCGCCTACGGCTTCGGAAACCTCGCCGCCGGCAAAGCTGGGTTTAATTATCTTGACCATTAAAGCCTCGCGTCAATCCAAGAAGCCTCTGGGGCGGCCCGGTTTCGACCTTCACTGCTGTCGGTGTCAGCGGCGTGGCTCACAATGCGCAGTACCTCCTGATCAAGCGCGCTCTTTACATCCAGGCTGCCAGTCAGTGCCATGGCAACGCGCGACGCCAAAAGAAAACTCAAGGCCATGGTAAATTCTGGATCAAAGCGCGTCGTATCCGTAACCCGTGAGGTGTAGAAAATCTCAGCGTCATCTTGATCCGTAAGTATGACCTTCGTGTCGTCTGCTAACAGCGCCACCTCAAAATCAATTGGATCGGCGTCATAGCCAAGAATATTGGTGATACCGCGAACCTTCACCGCATCCGTTGGATACTGATACGCATAATCCCAGCCGCCAGGGACCGTCACATCAAGGGTGCTTGGGCTGATGTATTTTTTAGCAAACCGCCAAGGCTGGCGTCGCAGAAGCTCATCTCGCGTATCATTAAAAATCAAGTTGATCTGCTCCGCCTCAACGCTCTCTTCCGAGAGGTCGGAGATGTCATACCTGTCACCGATGTGCTGCAGTGCGAGCTTTGCAATTTGAACCTGCGACGCCATTTTGGCTACTCCTTAGAACTCTTCGGCCAAGGCAGTTTGAGGTTTTGAAGGGCGCGGTTTTGCGCTGGCTTTAATTTCCGTAATGACCTCGGTCGGCTTTGCCTTTGGCTTCCCATAAGTCGGCGTGCCCTCAACAATCTCAATGTCTATTGTGGGCAACGGAAAATCATCTTCAAATTCATAGATGCCATCGTTCCCATTCGGAAGCTGGTCGGGAGGATAGCACATAGTGTGCGCCCCCGCAGCGTCTCGATAAAAAAAACGCTGTTTAAACTTAACCTTCAACATGGTGATCTCCTCACAACAAGAATTAGGGAAATGGCGGGAGGGACCAAGCCCTCCCACCATAGACCGACTCAGTTAACCGCGTCGGGGTAAGACTTCCAACCCTTCGGGTCTTTAGTCAGGAACGCGTTGATCTTGCCAGCAGTCAGCGCAGCGGTGCCGACATTCTGCTGGACGCCAAGATAGCGTTCATATTCGACGCCAACACTGAGCGGAACCGGGATAACCAGTTCGTAGCCAGCAACAAGCGTCGCCTTCGGGATAGCCGCACTGGCGTAATGCAGGCTAGCGGAGCCATCGGTGGCAATCGCACCAGCATCGGAAACAAGCTGGAACGAAACAGTAGCCGAGCCGGCCGAGGTGACAGCGGTGTCAACTTGGATGACGAGGTACATGCCATGGCCATTACCAAAGTCCTGCGGCGTAGCGCCCAGGTCAATGATATCGCCGACATTGGCGATGCCAGTGCCGGAAGTCGAGAGAGCGGTGGCGTCCGCAAACTCCAAGAGATCGTCCATAATCATTAGGTGTACTCCTTTTGCTGGACGTTATTAAACGACGCGAGCTTCGTTCGTCCGCAGCGCGTCAACGCGACGAATCGGGAAGCCACCCCACGAGGTCTGCATCGTGCCGCCGACCATATCAGTGGTCAGGGTCGAGTTCGCAACCGCGTTGGACGTCTGACGACGCAGGAAGCCGAGCACCTGCTTGTCCATGTACCAAGCACAACGGCCCATGGAGGTGTTCGGGATCTCAGTCACCGCGCGGTGCATGAGATCGTTCAGGTCTGCGCCGGTGGAGATATCGGCCGTCAAAAGCGAGCGGTCGATATTCGCAATGCGGACAGCATAGCGCCAGTCACGAACGGTGAGACCAACGTCCCAACGATAGTGCGTGCGATACGCCTGATACATGCCGGTGCTGCCACCGACCGTATCCTGAACCGTAACCTCGCCGAGGTCACGCTGCTGGATGCCCGCCTGCGAGCCTTTGGGGATGATCCCGTGGCAAGTATTGGGCGACCAGCAGATCAGCCAGATCGAGGCATTGTCCGAGCCCGTTCCTCCACCGTCGATAATGTTGTCGCCGTTCTCGGCGGACAAACTATCGTATCGGGGAGCAAAACCAGTAAACTCTTCCGGGGCGGTGGTTTCATCGCCGTAGAACAGCTTGGTCGACAGGGTCTGGTTCATGCCTTCAATGTGCGGACGATCTTCTTGCAGGCGGAACGCGGCCGGGTTGCCGGCCATGTCGACGAGAGCTTTGTCGACCTGCGAGTAGTCTTCCATCATGCCCGTTGCGTCCGTGACCTGGGTCGCGCGGGACTTGGTCGGTTGGACGAAACCGTACATCTTACGGAACGTCGGGGAGGGGAGACCGGTGCGAATAGAAGTGCGGTGACCGGTCGTCAGGTTGCCTTCCAGCCAAGTCATGTCCTCAAGGATTTCGTTGGTCTGGTTAAGGATTTCAACCACGTCGGCAATGCTGCCGTCGGGGTCGGTGACCTTCGCCAGATCAGCGAGGGTCGGGTTTTCAGTGCCAAGCGTAGCCATGTTTTAGCTCCTTCTAGCTGGCGTTCTTAAACATCGTGGGATACATCCTCTGTAAATTGTCTCCGTTGGCGGACTTGTGCCCGTCGCCTTCAATCAATTCACTGTCAGACAATGATTTCGCCACGCGGTGAAGAAAACGCAACATTACGGGATGGTTGCCCAATCCTAAGCCGTCCGGGTTATTGGGGCCGGGGGCACCCATCAGTGCCATCAGCTCCTTGTCCCCATAGGCGTCAGTGACGCGCCGGATATTACCAAGGTTGGCATCGAGGGCCTCGCCCCCAATTTCCTTGTCGGCTTTAGCCTGCTCGCCCCACTCGTTGATGCGTTCGATGTAAGCATTGGCTTGCTCCACCAATGCCTTTTGACCTCGCGAAATGTCAAATTCCACAAGCCTTTGGAATTGCTCCTGGCTAATCCCAAGCTCGCCTGCGGTTTCGGCAAATTGCTCGATCTGGTTTTGGGCTTCCTCGCTGATGTCGAAACCCTCGGGCGGAGTGAATTCATACTCGATGAAATCATCTTCGCCCGACCCATCGCCCCCGTCATCCGACAGCAGGGTTTTGGTCTCTTTGGGCTCAGTCTCCTTCTGAGCGTCATCTTGAACATCAACAGTTTCCTGTTGCGTATCTTCAACAGCGGCCTCCTCAGCCGGTTCTTGAGCAATTACGTTTTCGTCAGCCATGGTTCCCCTCCTTAGGGCTAGTTCAATGTGTAGACGCCAGCGAAGCTGGCAGACACTGGGTTGTTGTTGCCGCTGCTAAACGCGCGGCACTCGATGTCCGTCTTTTCCGGTATCGCGATTGGTATAGTCAGGTCGGTGACGTAAGTGCCGCTTTGCAGCACGTTAATGAACAACGTCCTGAATACACCGCCGAACTCTCGCACCCTCAGCTTCGTGGTCATATAGGTGTTAGCCAGCGATACAGCAGCCGTGAAGTCCACCTGAGAGAGGTAGAAGGTGTAGCCTGCCGGGACGGTCCAAAGAGCTAACTGCGTCTGATTGTCGGTGCCCAGATTGGCGAGGACGTCCCCGGTCGGAACGAACGAACCGTTCAGCCCAGCACCGTTGGCAATATAGATAATTCCTGCAGACGTACCTAAGCTGCCCGCAGTAAGGGCGTAGGCCCGGTACACCCTGATGTAGGTGTTGGCCGTAAGGGTCTGCACTTGACCCGTCATCGCAAAATCTTCGGAGACCTCGTTGTAGTTCGCGTCCAAGCCGAATATGCGTATAGACCGAACGCCCGTGCCCCCGGCCGTGTCGTTGACGGATGTGCTGTTGACGTACATTCGAGCGGCAGTGGTGGGGTACACATAGATACCGCCGTTTTCGCACACCGTCTCCTCGGCACCGTTGATGTCTGGGTTAAATCCAAACTTGTAAATGTATCGTGTGCCAGCCACGTCTCCGGAGGAAATAGCCGCGTTGGACAGTTGCTCAGACACCGGGAGAGGAGACGCAGGGGCAGCGTTAACAAACGTCCCGTCGCGCCGTTCGTGCAGCCCGATCCGGGCGTACCGATTGATGTTAAACGGTCCCGGTTCAGCAACAGGCGGGTATGAGTGTGTTGGATTAGTCATCGAACAGACTGTCCTCCAACATCTTCATATATTGGTTTGGGTATGTGTCCCGTATCTCAATAATAATGGCCTGACCAACAGATCGAGCGCCTTCATTAAAGGCAGTGCTGTCAGAGCAACCCGGGACGTGGCTGCTGGCGTCCATATGGGCGAACGTCTGCAACCTATCGTACAGCCAGCGGCGAGACAGCTCGTTATTCATAATGGCTTCAAGGCCGCGCTGAAGTGCCTTTTCGCTGTCTTCCGCGCGCTTGATCTGCTGCTCGTCTTCGTTGTTTGTTACAATATATTTCACTGAACCGTCGCCCCACTACCAAGCAAGTCAGTCAGCGCATTCGGGTTCTGTGTGTCAGTTTCGCTTAGAACTTTGGCCCCTTGCGCGAGCTGACTTGCCTGTTCCATAGTTTGCATCTGAGCCTGCTGCTCCTGACGCGCTTGGCGCATCGCCGCAACCTGCTCGCTATCTCTCGTGATGTCCGGTGACACGCCAAGCGTATCCGCGTATTGGCGGTAGGCCTCATCCGCGTTGATGTTATCGACGATGTCCGGGAACACGGCGACAAGATTGCCGGCGAAGCCCATGGCACGCTCGATGCCGCTGGCGGCAACAGCCTGCTGGGCCTGTGCTAGGAGCGAGACATACTCCACTTGCAGCTCACTGCCTTGCAAGACTTCCGGAGGCTCAGGGAGGAGATCCGCCTCTAACGCAAAGTCAAAGACATCGTCGAGTAGAGGGTTAAGCAACTCGACGTTGAGCCGCTGTAGCACAGGCCCAAGCAGCACTAGCTTTTCCTCGTGCCGCTCGACAACCTCGGTCGCCGTCATCTGACGACGGTCTGAGTTGATCATCATGGCAAAGAGGTCAGCATAAAAACCGCGCTGGATACGCCCCTGGACTTCCTGAATATCCATCATCATTTCATTGATGCGCGGCTGAACAAGGTAAGCAGGTTGGAACCCCTGAGACCCTTGCACCGGGTCGACGTAGGTGTTCGCGCCAGGAAGCGTCGACGTGGGCTTGCCTCTAAGGCTTACCGGCGCGACCATTGGCGGATTGACCATTTTGTCAATCGCCTGCGCCTTGCGCTTCTGCTGGTGCTGCAATTGCTTAATGTCACCAAGAGCGTCCATGCCAGGGCTGCGGCCGTAGACCTCACCGTGCAGAACGTCCCATCGCGGGACGTAAGCCGGGAACCTGCGATACCCGCCCTCAAACAGCAACTTGTCACCGTCGCCGCCGTATTCCATGTAGCACGACTTGAACGGCATGTTCATTTGGTCGCGCTTCCCGTAGTCGCGCTCGTCTGCGCGGCGCGGCTCGATCATGTGAACGATCTGCACAAGCTCGTCGTATTGTTTGCTGTCCCACAGTTTGTGCGTCGTTGAGCTGATGCCGCTCCAGTCGATGTCCCGTGTGCCGGGGATGACGCCAAATTTTTCGACCACCTGCGCCACCGTCATGGTGAAGTAACGGCCGAGGGTGTCGATATTCCCGTACTGGTCTTCCGCAATCACATACTCGCCAGCGGTGAACGGTCGGAACCGGACAACAGTGTCGTAGCTTTGTTGGCGGTATAACGGCGCGGTGCCGAATGCGCCAAGTTCTGTGTAAACGGTCGACATCGAATTATAAAAATTCGAGTTGTTCAAAATCGCGCGCTCAATACGCTCAACGTTGGCCAGCCACACACGAACGTCGTTGCGATCCATCAGGTCGTCATTAGCAACTTTTCGACGGTGCCACGGTCGAGCAGGGCTGGTCATGCCAGACATCATGCCGGCAGCCATCGTGCGCAAAGCCTGAGTGCCGGTGCTGTCAATGATCTTGGTGTTGCGCTTCCGTCCGCGCGTGTTCTGTGTGTCTTCAATCAAAAACCTGCCGCGACGCGGCGCAAGGTAATCGCTCAGCTCCATGTAGTGGGAGCGCCAAGAGCTTCTATCGTTTTCCAGTTTTTTGTAACGACGTATAATAGGCCCGCGCTTGCCTTTCAGGTTATTCAGGCTTTGCAGATTTTCCGGTGTAGCAAGCAAAGCCATGGATTATTCCTCCGACATCGTCGGGTACATTTTCTCAGCGGCAGTCGGCTTGGACTTCTCCTCCAGATACAGCTCAAGCACCTCAAGCCGCGCCGTCCGGCTGCCGTCGGCTCCGTTGCCCATTTCGCTGACGCGCACTTTTCCGGTGATCATGCGCTCGTCGCCGATCTTAGCGTCAGACGGAATGGCGTCGACCTCAGTGTCCATCAGCCGGATGCTCGGGTACTGGATCGGTTCCTGGCCGCCCTCGATCAACGTGCCGCCAAGCGGCTTGCTGCCCATTTTTGGCATCTTACTGTCCCAACAGCGTCTTGGTCGTCGTCGCCTCGCCGACGCCGCCCAAAGGCGTCTTCACCGTACCGGCGACACCGGCACGCTGACGCGCGCGGCGCTGTTCGTCGGCCCGCGCCTGTTTGACTGCCTCGTCAGTCTTTTTCGGCGGCTCGGGCGGAGGCGGCGGTGGCGGAGGGGGGGCCGGGGTGCTGCCGCCGCCGAAACCAGGGGCGGTCAGACATAATTTGATTTTCTGAAGCATACTACACCTTTTTATTGTACAATATTGATACAATTGATGCGGTGTGACCGCCCACGATTTGATCCCCATGATCAGCTTAACGTGGCCAACACAATTGTTTAGAATGATTGGAAACAGGTTGGCCCTGTCAGAAACCTTAACGCCTACAACGTCGTATCCTTGCTTACGATAATGCGCGGCCAGATCAAAATCAGACGCTGCCTCTGCCCGCATCATTGGGATGCCCTGCCTCCAATCATAGCTAATCCACATGCCGCGCTCTTCATCTTTGATGGCGCACCAGACGTGCCGATGCCTGTGATGCAGGAGCCACGCGAGCGGGTGTGAATTTGCATACTGAAAAACAACAATTCCGTCCATGCGGTATTTCTACACTATTAATATGTAAAAGTCTAGAAGGGTTCATAATCGCTTGTAGATTGCGCTGACGCATTGGCGTAGCCGGCGCGGCTGGGGTACACCGGCGCCGCATACGTCAACGCCAGGGCGTCGGCAAGGTCGGGCGACGCAATGCCGCGCTTCTTTGCGTCCTCCTTTTTTTCAAGCTGCACCTGATTGCGCATATTAAACCCGTACTCAAGCCCAGTCAGGTCGCTGATCAGATCGTCGTTGTCGGGCAATCGGATGCCGTCCTTGATCGCGTCGCGCATATTGCCCCAACACTGCGCGCGCATGTTTGCGTATTGAACGTCAGTCGCCTTGCTGCCGAAGTTGATCTCAATTACTTCGAGGCCGAGCTGCCGGCAGCGGTCGACGACGCCGCCACCCACGCCGCCGCCGTCAATGAAAATCGCGTCGGGCCTTTTGGCGTTGGCGATCTCTGACACCTTGGCCGCCAGCGCCATGGTGTCCATGCCGCGATACGAGTGCCACCCCTGGCTCTCAGCATCGCGACCCTGCCGCAGGCAAATCACCGATTGGTCGTCGCCGAACCGGGCGACGTCAACGCCGATGACGAGCGGGTCGTGCGGCTGCACCGCGACCTCAAGCCCGACGCACGCTCGCACGGCGTCTCCTGGGATGAACTGTAGCTCGCCGGCGCTTGGGAACTGGCCCAGCACGCGGACCTTCACAAAGTCGCTGTCGACGCCGTAGTCGTCGATCCAGCGCTTGAACAAATCCTTGTTGGTAATCTTGACCGTGCGGCTGTCGATGAACCTGCGCTTGTACCGATGCCGGAACCGGCCCTGCATGTTTTCAAAAAACCGGCCGGTGTTCCGCGTCGGGTTGCCAAAATCAAAAACCATCGGCTCGCCGTCGGTCAGGCCGCCCTCGCGCACCTCAAATATTTTGTCCGGCACGGCCGACGCCTCGTCAAAAATGTAGAACGGCGTGCTGTTCGCAGCGTGCAGGCCGGCGAACGCTTCCGAGTTCCGGTCCTCCGATGTTTGAGCGTCGACACGCCACGTCTCTCGGTGCGCGTTGTGATACATGTTCATCGAACCGCCGCCGCCGGCGTTCAGGGTGTACCAGTGCTTGGTGACGCCGAGGTGATGCCACTTCGCCAGCTCGGCCCATGTCTTGGTGCGGAGCTGCTGCGCCGTGTTGGCGGTGACGACGCCCTTGCAGTGCGGGCGGGTGTCCATGATCCAGCGGATCAGCCACGCCACCATCGCCGACTTGCCGATGCCGTGGCCGCTCGACGTCGAATACTGGATCGGCTCGACCGCACGCACGCCATCGAAGCCTCGCGCCAGCACGTCGTCGCGCAAATCCGCTAAGAACTCAATCGCCCAATCATCGGGTCCGTCGAAGCCCGTCAGGCTGCCGCTGTTCCAAGGATAGCTAAAAAGAACGTGGCCAAGCGGATCAGCGTAAAACCTGCTGATCTCGTCGGCCAGCTCAAGGTCAATGTTTTGTGCGGCCGGCATCAGATCGGGTCGTACTCGATCTCGGCGTAAACCTGCGCCGCCATCTCAGGATCTGGCCCCTTGCACGACGCCTCCGGGTGCTGCGGGTCAATCGATGCCGTCGTCTTCCTCGCGCCGCACTGTTTGCAGACTTGTTGTGACCCCTGTCCCGGAAGAGCCGGTCCCCAGGCGTGGTTGTTTAAAACCTGTTTCACGATTTCCTCGACTTCGTGCCTGCGCACTTCCATCGCTTCCGAGACAGGCGCAGCGGTGAGTTGGGATCGCGGGCGGCCTTCGGGTGGTCCTTCATCTGGCCGGCGCTCCGGGCGCAGTAGGCGTCGCCCTTCGACGTGCCCGGCTTGACCCGAGGCCCGCCGCCCTTGGCTTTGCCGGCTTGCCCGTAGCTCACCCTCTTGCCGCTCGCCGTGATCTTGACGCGAG